TGGGTGAAGGACAAGAACGCCAACATCTCGTGCGGCGTCTTCAACTCGCCGTACGGCAAGGGTGTCATGACCTATGTCGTGCTCGACAAGGGGATCGTGGTTGACGGCTCGGTGTCGGTCGACAACGAGTGCAAGGTCGTGATCACGAACGCACCGAAACCTGTCACACAACCGGTCGCCGTGAAGCCATAGAATCAAGGCTCATTTCCAAGGAGGCGCCATGCTCGCTTGGCTGTTTCGTCCCGTCATTGAACTTCTCGAAAGGATTCTCATGAACCAAGCTGAACTCGCACAAGCGCTGACCGACCTGGGCGCGCAGCTCGCCAAGGCATCGGCTGAAATCACCGGCAAGATCGCCGACCTCGAAACCGCGCTCGCCAACGCCGGCGCAACCACGCCGGAAGTCGACGCGGCGGTCGCGAGTCTGAAGGTCTCCGGTCAGGCGCTCGACGACATCGTTCCTGACGCGCCGCCTGTGCCGTGATAAACCTGCTCGTCACCCTGCTCGTTCTGGTTCTGGTCTTCGGGCTGATCTGGTGGCTTTTCACCAGCATCGTGACCCTGCCAGCACCGTTCGCGAAGGTCGCTCAGGTGCTGATCGCCGTCATCTTCATCGTGCTGCTGTTGGGCATCGTGTTCGGTGGCGTCGACGTACCCGTGATGCGATTGCGGTGACCGCACCGGCGTAAAAGAAAGCCGCCCTCAGGCGGCTTTTTCACTTCTTGCGCAGGCCCTTCAGCGTCTGCGCGAGCCGGGCCTCCTTGGCGATCTTCCCGGTGCCCTTGGCCGCCATGGCGATCCTGCCGGCCGGGATCTTCTTACCTTCCGGCACGCCGAGGTTGCGATGCAGCGCGCCCTTGTTCTTCGTCGCGCCAGCGATCCAGTTCTTCACCATGATGGTTCACCCTCAATAGGCTTGGTAGACCCCGCAATTGGCGCACATATGGCCGTCAGGGGTCAAGTAGAAAAGCTGGTTGCCACATTTGCAGACGCGCGCCATCTGCCCCTCGGCCGGCGCGAACTCGAACTTCCACTTTCCCTTCATCGTGTGGCAGGCCGGGCACTCGAGCGACGTGGCGCCGGTCGGCGCAACAGCGATCCAAGTGTGGTCGCAAGCGAGGCAGAACGCTTCCCCCGCGCCCGTCTGCTGACGGGGGCCGAAGGGGATGACGTTGCTCATCACTTCACCAAGTACGCGGAACCCATTGGGTTCTCGATGAACAGGGTCGGTGAGACGGTGCTCAGGTAGTCGTCGATCGCGGTCTTCGCGCCTGGGAAGGTCGCGTAGCCGTAGTCGTCGAAATAGATGGCGCCGCCCGGCACGAGATGCGTGTAGGCGAACTCCACCGCGGCGCGCGTGGGTTCGTACAGGTTCACGTCGATCGACGCAAAGGCGATCTCGCCCACGTCGACGAACACGTCAGGGATCCAACCTTTGTGCAGATCGACGAAGCCGTACGGTTCGACCAGTCGGCGCAGCCGATGGATGTCCGAGGCGTAGTGCGCGCGCTCGTTGGCACGCTTCTTCGGCGTGTCCATGAATGGCGAAACGTCCACGTCGCGGAACTCGGACAAGCCTTTGAACGAATCGAAGACGTGCAGCCGGCCGACCGTTTGCCCAAGCATGATGCCTGCGAGGATCATCGTCGAGTGACCATGCCAGCAACCGCACTCGACGAGATTGAGCAACGGGAACCGTTTGACTGCGTACTGCGCGAGCTGGTGCATCACGTAGTAGCGGTACTGCTTGTAGTCGTTGTCAGGCTTGCCGCCTTGCGCCGTGTTGATCGCGACCCGGTAGGCGTTGCGAATCGGGTTGTCGGCCTTGTACGCGTTCAGGATCTCGGGGTTCATCGGCTGAAGTGCTCCGAAGGATTGACGGCGAGCAGCCGCGTCTTGCACTGCTCAAGCAGCCACAGCACGGTCCCGCCATCAGCGTAGGTCGACGCGAAGTACATCTCGCCCTCCTTGTCCCACCCGAGCAGCACGACCCCTTCAAGCGCGCCTTTGCTATTCTCGAGAATCAGGTCGGGGTCGAGATCGAGCTTCGTGATGCCATTGAACGGAATGACTTTGCTCATCGGCTCTGCTCCGCGCGCCACTCTTCATCGAACGAGCCGCCGTGCCAGCCTTTCAGCCAGGGGCCGCCGAGCGTGAGGTGAGCGACGCCGAGATCATCGGGCTTGGGCTGCTGATCGACAAGCCAGTTCCAGCGCGGCAACAGCCCGCCGATCTCGTTGTCGTGCAGCCAGTAGAACGAGTGCAGCGCGCGCCCAGGGCGCTCGTTGATGTCGCGCAGTGACAGGCGCCGGTTGGCAGGGTGGTCGGCGTTGAACAGCATCACGCTCGACCAGTTCTTGCGCGGGTAGGCGGTCTGCTTCTGGTTGACCATCTTCCAGTGCTCGGCAGGCTTGTGCTCGTGCTTGACGACGCTCACGGCATGCTCGGCAGTGACCTCGCGCAGCATCTCACGCGGGTCGCGTCGAAACACCACGTCGCAGTCAGCGAAGAGCACGTAGCCGCTCTGCGCCAGCAGCGGGGACAGGAACCGCGTGAACTTGAACTCGGTCGAGAAGGTCTCGTTGCCGTTCAGGTCGTAGCCCTGCCCGCCGCGGCGATCGAACGGCCGCCAGATCAGGCCCTGGTCTCGCAGCTTGGCTTCGCAAAGGAACTCAGGCTCGATCTCGCCATTCGTGACGTGGCGCAGAGACTTGGCCGCAACGGCTGCGGCTTCGTGCTCGCGGGAGTCGTAGCCGATGAAGACTTTCATGGGTGGGTCAATACGTAGTCGCCCGAAATTTCCGCAACGACCTTGTACCCCAAGCCGATGAGGTACTTCACAGCACCCATTGGCTTCAGACCGAACTTCACTGGGAAATCTCTTTTCTGCTCAACACAGATAACGGGCTTCCATTTCGTAAGCATCGCCTCCGCGCCGTGAAGCACGAATTGTTCAAACCCTTCGCAATCGATTTTGAGGCAATCCACGTTCTCGAAATTGAAGCTGTCGAGTGTCCGCATCTCGACTTCTCCTTTGCCTTGCACGAAGCTGCCGCCCGTGCTCAGGGGATCAACGCGGATCGCGACGCGCCCTGGTCGATCGCCCAGCGCGAAAGGATGAAGCATGATCTTGTCCGCCATCGCGAGCGTGTTTTTCTCGAAGCACTCGCGATGAAGAGGCACGGGCTCAAAGGCTTCGACGCGTTTGAACTCATGCACGAAGTTCCATGCCCACGTCCCCACATGACCCCCCACATCAATGAAGGTGCCGCGTCGATCTGCCGGGCAGTGTTGAAGCAACAAAACTTGTTTCCGGCCTTGGTAAGCTGACCGGCCGTTCAAGACCATACGATTTTTCGGGTCCATCATCCAGTCGATCAAATGTCGCTCTTGATCGGGCCAGAACCACCCATCGACGAATTTAGTTGGCATAATCGAACCCTCAAATAAGCGAGCCGCGTGGTGCTGGAAACACCGCCGCGGCTCTGATCACACCCCACCTTTGGTAGAAGGATGCGGCATGACTGACAGAAATTCTCTCACGTCTGAACAGCTTCGTAAGCTGCTTGATTACGACCCTCGCACGGGAATTCTCCGCTGGCTCGTTAAAGGCCCCCGGCGATCCTTTTGGAAGATCGCTGGCAACGTATGCAAGGGGCATGGATATGTGCAAGTGATGATTGACGGCGAGAACTACCTCGCGCATCGTTTGATCTGGCGCATGGTTACGGGCGAGTGGCCGACACACCAGATAGATCATGAAGACCGCGATCGCGCGAACAATCGGTGGAAGAACATTCGCCCAGCAACGAACAAGCAGAACAGCGAAAACCTCACGGTGCGGAGCGACAGCACAAGTGGCGTGACCGGCGTGTGTTGGGATCGCCGCCGAGGTTTTTGGCGCGCTTACCTCAACCATCACGGGAAGCAGATTCCGCTCGGAAGCCATGCAACGTTCGACCTCGCGGTGGCTGCGCGAAAAGCGGCAGAAAAAGTCTTCTTCACCCATGCCTAAAGCATCTCCTTCAAAAGATCAGCTTGCATCGGTGCACCGCAGTCGGGGCACTCCCACGAGATCCCGAGCGCACCGGTGCCGTAGATCACCTCGTGGCTCACGGTCTTCGCGTTGAAGAACCAGATCGCGCCGGGAGCGAACTCGACCCGGTGGCGCGGTGCGCGGGAGTCGAGCGGCCCGTTGTCTGCAGCCGTGAGCTGACGCAGGACGTAGCTCAGGTCTCCGCCTTCTTCCGCGAGCGAGCGCATGGTCTTCGGGTGCGTCTTCAAGAGCGAGGGGAAGTTCGGGCCGATGCCGTAGACGCGCGGCACGTTCGACACGTTGATGTAGGCTGTGACCATCGGGGCCTCGCCACCGTAGGTGTCGAAGTGCAGCGGCTCGGGGCCGGTGATCATCGGCCGGAACGACACGCGTGTCTCGACGGACTTGAACGACGGGTATAGCTGGGCGAACAGCCGCTCGGCGTGCGCCTCGAGCTTGCGCAGCTCCTTGCGCACCTCCTTAGGCGGGTCTTTCTCAATGAACGGCTCTTTGAACTTGCGCTTCTTTTTCACGAGCGCCGTGCGGATCAGCTTCAGGTCGGCGTCCCATTCGACACCATCGACTGCAAGCAGGCCGGCGTCCCCAAACAGTTCTTCAGCACGCGGGGCCTGAAGCTGATCGGCGCGATGCACCACGAGCGGCCCCGCGCCTTCGGTGAGTTTGAAAGCCGTGTTCACTTCACAGCCCACCACAGCCGACCGTTAGCCAGCAGCTTGTGCTTCGGCAGCAGCTTCTTGACGCCGGCCGCGACTGCCGGGATCTCGTAGTTGTCGCCCGACAGGATCGCGCCCTTCTTGACCTTCGGAAGCCATGCGCGGATGTCGGACGTGATGCCCTCGAGCGAGTGATCGCCGTCTGTGTGGAAGAAGTCGATCGACTCATCGGCGAACGCCTTCGCGCCGTCGATCGAGCGCATGCGGTAAATCGTGACCTTCGGCTGCGCGGCGCCCCACGCGATCACGCCGGCTGCGATCCCGTCCATGTGCTTCTGATCGAAGCCGCTGTAGCCGCCTTCCCACGAATCGACGATGAACTGCTTCTCGATGCTCGGGATCGTCGCGAGCATGGCCGACAGCGCGCCAGCGTACACGCCGACTTCGACGACGATTTTCGGGTTGACCGATTGCGCGAGCTTCAAGGTCGCGGCGCGGTAGGTAGCGGCATTGCAGGGTTTCACGGAAGATCCTCCACTTTTTTCGCGAGTGCGCGAAGTTGACTTGCGAGACTTTGGGCTCTGTTGGACCGCACAACGATGCGCGCCCCGTTGAACAAGCGGATTGTGGGCCGGTCCAACGAGGGAAAGCACGGCCCGCCGCAAGTGTCAGCCAGGTAGTCGACTTGGACCTGAGAGAGCGTGATTTCGCTGATCGTCACGTTCTGCTCTTCGGCTCTTGCCATGAGATCGATGATGTCGTTTTCGAGGCTCACAGCAGTTTCTCCAACGCTTGAACGACTTCGTTGACGGTGATCGCTTCCATCGACTTGCGGCACCCCGGGCAACTCATCCGGTTGCCGCACGGGCGCCCGGCGTGGCGCAGGTTCGTCATTGTCGCGTAGCCGGTGATCTCGGGGCTGATAAATTCGCTCCACAGGATCACGGCCGGCGTGCCTACGGCCGCTGCGGCGTGGTGCAGGCCACCTTCGGTGCCGACGAACGCCTTGGCGACACTCAGGACGGCTGCGGCTTGGCGGAAGGTCAGCGTCTCAACGCTGCGGATGCTCATTGGCTGCAACCACGAATTCCCCCGGGGGCCGCATTGCAAGATACCAAGCCCTTGGCCGAGCAGATGCTGCGCCAGATCATTCCAACGCGTATCGAGCCATGCCTTGTTGTCGTGCCCGTTCGCCTTGACGTTCGGCTCGATCATCACCATGCCGCGGTACGGCTCGGCGAACGCCAGTTCGGCGGGCGTGAACACGATCTCGGCGGGCGTGGGCTTGTAGGTCTTCCACGTCCAGTTGTTCGGCGTCTTGCCTGCGATGTAGGGCCGGTAGCCGGGGCAATTGAGCAAGCGGTTCACCGGCTTGCCGCCTGGGCGGTGCGCGATGTAAGGCACGTTGTCCCACACCTCGGACCACTGCGGGCGGCCCATGCGGTTGACGATGACCACCGGCAGACCGTTGGCCTTGTGCAGCTTGCGGGCCTCACCAGAAGCCATGAGCCAATCACCCGTACCGATTTTCGTTCTCCCTCTTGCGCGCCTTGTACGCGTTTTGCGCAGCCCAACCGGTTTGCCGACCGTGAGCTGCCGATGAACGTCTTGCGCACGTCTTGCAAATACGCTGCCCTGAGCTTGCTGTGCGTAGGTTATCTCCCGCGAAAGGGTGCCCGTACTTGCAGTGCGTGAGTTGTGCTCGCGCACCTCTGCGGGTGTTTTCTAGCGGTGTCACAGGCTCCATGTGGAACGGGTTCTGACAAGCCCGGTTGCGGCACAAGTGATCGATCACAAGCCCTTGCTGGATCGGCTCAAGCAACGTCGTGTAGATGAAACGGTGCGGTCGAGTTTGAGTGCGCGAACCATCTGTGTGGCTTCCGACCTTGAACTGCCGTCCATATCCATCTTTGTCGAGTTTGGCGGTCCAAACCCAGCATCCGGTTTCGTCATCGTGCCGTAACTTAGACGAGAACCGAACAAGATCAGAGACGAGCTTTTTAGCCATCACTTCACCCGCTCGTAATACGCAACGAACTCGGCCTTCGGCCCGTCATAGTTCGCCTTCTTGAGCATGAACCCGCTGCTCGTCATTGCACGGCCCATGTCGTGTTTCTCGCCGTTCGAGCGGTCGTCAGTGATCACCAGCGCGCCCTTCGGCGGCAGGCGCAGCACGACCATCTCGCGCGCAGCCGCGGCGAAGCGCTTGCAGGCCGCGGTCGGGTCGCGTAACTTGTGCAGCAGCGCGAGGAGAATAACGATGTCGTAGTCGCGCACGGGGGCGTAGTCGTTGGCGTCAGCCACCTCGAAGGTACAGGCCCGATCGCCGCGCAGGCTGTCCGCCGTTTCGACGAAATCTGGTCGCACCTCGATGCCGTGCACCGCCGAGGCGCCCTGGTCGAACAGGTAGGTCGAGATCAGACCTTCGGCGCATCCGACATCTAGCACCGACTTGCCGACCACGCGATCACGCAGGTCGCCCAGGCCCTTCAACTGCTGCTTGAGCGTGCGGTCGCCCACGGCCCCGTTGATCGAGAACCACGGTTTCAGTTCTTTTCCAGCCATCGCCACGCGCTCCCGTTTCTGAATTCTTCCATGCTGTACTGTGCATCGGCAAGTATCTGTGCAAACGCTACGCGCTTGGCGACGCTCGCGAGCTGTGGACGCAGGACGTGTTCGGTTGTGAAGGGGCCGCCGATCCAGTGTGCCGCCGCTGTATCGCTAGTGCTGATCGCAGGCACACCTTCGAGCAGGGCTGTGATCGCAGCGGCCGACGAGTGGGTGACAACCAGCCGGGCGCGGTGGAGCAGCTTCGCAAACTCCTCGCCTCTGGCGATCTTGTCGCGCTGCCACGGGTGTACGTGAACGTTCGGACAACCCATCAGCGCGAGCGTGTTGACGGTCTCGCGCGTCCAGTCGTGTTTCAAACCGATGGTCGACTTCATGAAGCTGTCTGACTGGGGGACAACGATCGTCATTTCACCGCCGAGATATCGGCGCTCGTGCACAAGTACACCGAGCTTCGCGAACCGCTTGCCGTTGCTGGTCTTTCCGCGAGGATCGACCTGCAACGCGTTCTTCGTGACTCGGAAATAGATGCCGCGATGTTTGTCGTTGTACGCGTTATCACAAAAGTACCAAGGGGTGCCGTTAGCCTTCGATTTCTGAAATGCCTCTAGCTGTCCTTCCACCCCGAAGAACACGGCGCCTTCTGCGTTTTTCGGAGCGCCGGCCGCAAACGCACGGCAGATGAAATCGCTCTTGGCCTTGGCTGGGATTGGATAGAGCTTCAGCACTGCGCAGCCTTTCGGGCCTTCGCGCCCTTCATTCGAGTGCGCATCTCGGCCGCGAGCTTCGGGTTTGACCAGATACGAGTCATGCGCGCCGACGCGGCTGCACGAGCGTTTGGATGACGCGCAGCGCAACGCATCAGCTCTTGGCGCTTCGCCATCTGCGTCGGGTCGCTCGCGTAACGCGCCTTCAACGTCGACGACCGTTTAGCCCTCGTCGCAGCGTCGGGGAAGCAATTTCGTTGGCCCCTTCCGCCATCGGTCATGTTGAGCAGGTGCTTCCCTTGCGCGCGATACAGGCTGATGTACCGGGTTTCAGCGCGTTCCCAGTGCTCGACAGGTTTCGTGACTTGTTGGATCGTAGGTCGCAAGCCGCGCGCCGCGAGGCCTCGAAGCCAAGCAGCACATTTCGATGTGTTCTTGTTCATCATCGCAAGGTGCAGTGCAAGACGTTTCGGGAGATTTGACACCGTAGCGCCGACGTATCGCACGGCGCCGCTCTTGGGGTGCTGCAAGACGTAAATACGCTTCTTCACCACGATGCTTTCTCCCGGTTGGCGATGATGCGCGCAAACGGCTCACCGGTCGCGATCTCGTCGAAGTGCCACTGCCCAAACGACATGCGGTGCAGCGCTCGTGCTCGCGCCTCGTCATCACGCTTCGAGACCGCGAAGTTTTTGAAAGGCGCCGCGCTCTCTTCGCAGATCCAGTGAGGCGCCGCGTACCAAACGGGAATGCCTTCGACCAACGCACGCACGCCGATCGCGCTCGACCAGATCACGCACTGGTCGGCGTTCTTCAACGCTGCGGCGTCGAGCGCGTGCTTGTTCTTGTCGCCGGGGTGGGACATCAGGGTTACCCGCTTGCCGCCAACCCATAAGTTGATCTGCGCAACGGTCTTACGTCCCCAGTTGGGCGGGCTCGCCATCAGCGCAGAACCGATACCGCGCTGATCTCGCACAAGCACCTCGCGTCCTTTCTCGCCGAGCGGGCGCCAGGGCTTCACGACTGCGCCGAGCTTCGCGAACCGATCCTCGTCACCGACCGGGAACCAGCCTGAGCCGTTGTGGCCGTGCACGCTGATCGCGTAGTAGGTTTTGTCGACCCGGGCGAAGTAGCCGTTCTCGGCGACGATCACCGTGCCGCCAAGAGCTTCCCAGGCGTTGGCCCGCGCCTCGTCAGCGCCCTTCTTGCGGTTCCACAGGATCAGCCAGTCGGACGAGTCTTGCGGCGTGCTCAGTGCGCCGATCGTGAACCCGACGCGCTGCAGGCCGCGCTCGAAGGCTTCGCGCCGGTAGACGGGCTCTTTGCGAATTTCGAGAACGGCTCTCATTTTGCGTGCGTGAAAAGCTGTTGCTCGGCTGCGCGCCGCGCAGCGATTGCTTCCGTTTTTTTAGCGAAGTAGCCGAGCGCCTTCAGGTGGCCGTTATGGCGAATCATCGCCTTCCACTTGCCGACTTCAGCGCGCCACCAAACACCTCGATAGCCTGACGTATTATCTTTGCGCAGAGATACGTTTTCTTGGTTCTGCTTGTTTGTCGCGGCTCGAAGGTTCGCCCACCGATCGTTCAGCGTGTTTCGGTCTTCATGATCGACTTGCTGCGTCGGCATTTCGCCGGTCATATAAAACCACGCAAGAACGCTCGCAAGGTAGCGTCGGTCATGAACCCAAATCTTGTTCCTGCCTTGATTTATCGTGCCTGCGATCTCGCCTTCTTTGACGCGGCTCTTCTTATTTTTTGGGGCGCGCCGGGTGAAAACCCCTGTCAACGGGTCGTAGTGAAGGTACTGCTTGAGTAGTTCGTGAGTCAGCATTCTTCTTCCAATCGACCGAGCCGGAAGCAGGAAAGCTCAGTTCGCAGGCTGCAATTCACCACGTCGATGCCTTCTTTCTTGAGATCGCGAGCCACCCATTCGAGCTTATGTTTCCACTCGGAAAACACAAGCGCCTGCACAAGTGGCTTAGGGTGGTCGTCGTGGTGATGTTTCTCGCCATTTGGCCCCAAGCACATATCAAAACCGACAAGAACGATTTTCTTGAAGCCCCAGGTGTACAGCAGGTTGACCGCCTGCGTGCCTGAATTGCCGCCAAGATGAATCAACCCGTCTTTCCCCAATCCGTCGCGGTTCGCGGCGCGCACGCGGTGGATGTCAGGCCAGCGCGCGCAGCTCGTCGAGTCTTGCGACCACATCTCGCCCTTGAACCGCTTGCGGATGTCGGCGATGTACTCCTTCCAAGTCAGGAAATCGCCGCAGTAGACCGTGGTCGCGGTCAGAGCCTTCTGATACGTGGCATTGATCGCCATGACGTGATGGCCGGTCGCGAGCGCGTAGTCGATCTGCGCTTGCGTGAGGCTCGGGCCGCTCGCCAGGATGATGCCGGTCTTCATGTCTGCGGGGCGTCGAGCTTCGCGAGCGCAGCGGCGTTCTCTACGGCCCACTCGGCAAGCTCGTCCGCAGCCTCGAAGTCGGGCTCGGCGCGCGGAGTGTCTAGCGGTTCCATCGGCGTCCCCACACCAGAACAGCACCCGCGAGCAGCATCGCCCAAACCCCCGGCTCGGGCACCGCTGGCACTGTCACGGGAATTCCCGGCGCTGCGTACACCACTGGCACCCACATGCCGGGCTGATCCACCCAGCGATCTCGGGGGGCATCGAATCCCGAAATGCGTTCATCGACGGGCTCGGGCACGTCAGCGACGGCGGTGATTCGATCGACGGGTGTTTCCGGCGCTCCCTCTTCAGCGGCGGCGAATCCGCGCCCGGGGTATTCCACTCGCGGCGCAGCAGGCCAATCTGTTCGTCGGACAACGGACCAGTTGTTGCAGACCGCGGGCCGAGCCACACACCAGCCGGCTTCGCAGAAAACCATCGCCGTTTCCACATGCGAAGGCGCCCACGCCGAACGATCGACGCCCAGGCATCTGTGACCTTTGCCGAAAACCATGTCCGAGATGTCGGGATCGTAGGCATGCTGTCTGCTCCGAATGCTGTCGCGGTCGATGAACACCAAATCGTCGAACTCAGGTCTGTGCTTCGAGACGCGCGCCGCGAGCGTCAAGCGTACGCCAAGCGGAATCTGCGTCTTCGCCATGATCGCCGCGGTCGGGGTTCCGGTGTACGGGTCCGCTCCGGGGTTCGCCCAGGAACACATGGTAAGGATCAAGGCGGCGGCTGGCATGTCTGAGTGTAGCAGGCGTTACTTTGTTCGCGCAAGAGTTTTCGCCACGCTTCGAGCGCTGCGTCACGCTCGGCAACAAGCTCGGCGATGCGCGCGGTCTGCTCTTCGGCGAGCCTGATGAGCGTGTCTTTGGACCAGAGGTGAAAGTCAGCCATCAGGCAGTCTCCGGCTCGCGGTGTCGTTTCAACGCTTCGAGCAGCACTTCTTGCACGCTGCGCTTCGTTCGCAACCGCGCGAGCACGTCTTCATCGATCGTACCGTTGGCGATGATGTAGTGAACAAATACCGGCCGGTCGTAGCCCGACTGATGTTGCCGCACAGGGCCGATGCGCTCGGCTATCTGCAAGTGCTCTTCGAGGTTCCAATTTACGGAAAAGAACACTAGGATGTTCCCGCCGTGCTGCAAGCTCAAGCCGTGCCCGGCTGACGCCGGATGCGCCAACAAGATCGGGATATCACCTTTGTTCCACTGCTCGATCGTCTTCGGGTTCGAGTCGAGTACACGAGCTGTCGGGAAGGCTTTTTGCAGCCGCGCCAAGTCGGAACGGAAGTGGTAGGCCACGAGCACCGAAGCCCCGGCCGCCTCTTCGATCACCGACCGCAACGCTTCGATCTTCTCGTCATGCAGAACTTCCCATTCGGTATTTGAGTCACCTACGTAGGCGGCGCCGTTCGCGATCTGAAGGCACTTCATCGTCTTCGCTGCGGCGCTGAACGCCTCGATGTCGTGGTCGGTCAGCTTCGTAAAAAGATCGCGTTCCATGTCGCGGTAGTGTTTGCGCGCCTTCGGTGGCATCTCAATGCGGATGATGTTCACGATCGGTTCGGCGATGTCGAACCAGTCCTTGACCGCAAGTGTCAGGCATACGTCGCGCAACTTCTCTTGGATCTCGGCCTGTGCGTGGGGGAAGGCGATGCGCTTCGTGAACGCGGCATTCCCTGCACGTTGAAACCCGAACCAACGACTCTCGAAATCACTGAAAGTGCGTCCGAGTCTCCGCCCTTTGTCGATGAACCATCCGAGCGCCCATAGGTCTTGCAGCCCGTTCGGCGCGGGTGTTCCCGAAAGAGCGACGAAGCGTTTCACCTTTGTGTGAATTACCTTCGACAGAGCTTGTGCCCGCTTCGTGCCTTGCCTCAGACGAAACCCTTTGAGTCGTGTCGCCTCATCGGCTATCACCATGTCGAAAGGCCACTTGTCGCCGACCGTCTCGATCAACCACACGAGTTGATCGTAGTTGCAGGTGTAGATGTCTGCTTCCGCGGCGAGAGCGGCGAGGCGTTCTTTCTCGGCGCCGACGACCACCGAGATTCGCAGGTCCGTGAACTGCGCCCAGTTGTGAACCTCATCCGGCCAAGTGGTGCGCGCGACGCGCAGGGGCGCGAGAATCAAAACCTTGTGTACTTCACCGGAAAGCAGCAGCGTGTCGATCAACCACAACACGACTGAGCTTTTACCGAAGCCCATCGGGACAAGCAGTGCGCAGCGTTTTATCGCCAACGCGAAGCGGTACATCACCGGTTGAAACGGCCGGGGGGTCCAGTGCTTCAAAGCGGCGGCAACCACGCGTCCAACTCCGATAAATCAGTGATCACAAGCACCTCGCACCCCGCCGCGCGCATGCGCTCGTGCTCGCGCACCTGGGCCTCGGTTGCGGCCTTGTTCGGGGCTTTGGTTTCGACGAAGGGGTGACTTCCATAAGGAAACAAGCACAGCACATCCGGCGCGTTCTTCCGGCCCAGCCAGGACACAGCGCGCACCTCGCCGCCGTAGGATGTCACGCGGGCTTTGAGCGCGGTGCGGATTGCGGATTCTTTCATCGCGGTTGAATCCCGAGTCGAACCAATGCGCGGTTGATGACCGCGCGGCGCATGTCGTTCTTGTCGCACAGACGGCGGATACTGAACAGCGCCGCAAGCGCGATCTTGAGCTTTTCGGCGTCGGTCATTCCTGCACCACGTCAAAGTCGTCAGGGATCTCGCAGACGTGCTCCTTGCCGGGCTGCAGGGCGAACAACACCCACTTGCCCGTCTGCTGGCGCCAGCGCACCTGGGTCGAGCCGCAGCGGTTGCAGCGGGGCACGCGCGGACCCTCGCGTTCTTCTTCGTCATCGAAACGATCGAAAATGTCAGGGGGCCGCATGCTCATTCCTTCCGGTAGGCTACTGTCGTCTCGTACCCCGCCGCGGCGAGCGGCAGGCCCTCGTTCCATTGAAGCCGGGAACACATCAAGTTTCCTAGATGCTCGGCGTTCAGGTCGTCGCGATCGAGGGGGGCTTCGCAAATATCCTCGTCATGAATGTCGAGAACAATTTCATAGCCCGCCTCTTCGATCAACGGCTGGCATTCCTTCAACTGGTCGCAAGCCGCGGCCTGGGTGACGTTCTCGAACACCTTGCCGCCGTACGTGCCGATGCGTTCCCACTTCTTCGTGTATTGCGAGACGCCCATGTAGCTGATGCCAGGATAGGTCTTCGTCTTGCCATCCGGCAACGCCACCTTCACGTTCAGGCCGATGCCGGGGTAGCACAGCTCCCGGCCGCTGGGCAGACCGATGCGCAACCACACACCGCTGCGCTTGATCTTGAGTTTGCGGCAGGTCAGCACCTCGCCCGGGTTCAGGATGCAGTAGGTGATCGACTCTTCGATCTCTTTCCAATAGGTGCTGATGGCGGGATGCGCGCGGCGCCACAGTCTCTTGATCGCGTCGCAAGCGGTGAACGTCTGCTCGGGCAGCAGATGCCGGGCCTTCAGCTTGCGGGCCTCGAACCGTTCTTCGGCCTTCGCGACCAAGGCGCCATCTTGCAGCGCCTTGATCACCTCCTTGTCGAGCAGCGCGCGTGCCTCTTGGTACAGGTACTGCAGGAACTGCTCTGCTTCGCCCTTCGCCCAGGCTGGCAACGTGTCCCAAACCTGAGCGGTCATTTTGTCGAGATCGATGCCGTAGGTCGCAGCTCCGGTGATCCAAGCACCGACGCCGCCGCCGTACTGGAACATCAGCTCTTCGACCTTGCCGATCTGGCGCTCGTCGCCTTTCGGCGGCACATCTTCGGGCGCGACGTTGAAGCTCTTGGCGTAGGCCAGGATGTACAGGTCGGCGCCCTCGCCTGCGTCGTAGGCGGCGAACGCGTCGAGCTTCCACTGCTCGCCGGCCAACCATGCCGCCACGCGCCCCTCGATATTGCTCAGGTCGGCGACAACGAGTTTCTTCCCCGGCCCCGGAATGATCGTGCTGCGGATCACGTTCGAGCACGTATCCATCACGTTGTCGAAAATCAGGTCGACGGTGCCGGCCTTGATCGACCGGATCGCGGTCTCGATCATGGCGGCCTTCATCGTCGGTCTCGGCATGTTCCCGGGCTGATAGAGCCGGTGCGCGCCGCGGCCAGTGCGCGCAGCGCCGCGGAACTGCATCGTGCCGCGCAGCCGACTGTCCGCGTTCACGCCGCGCAGGAGCGTGCTGTACTTCGCGACACTCGTGGTCGTGCTCTGCAGGCGCACGCGCAGCAACTCGCGCAACTCGTCGGGCAGGTCATCGTCCTTGATCCGGCGCTCAAGCGTGGCG